GCTTCTTGCGTTAGGTCAGCACGATCTACATACTTACGATAGCGACGGTGCACAATGGTGACCACGCTAGGTACAAGGTCGTTGAGTATTGGATGAGGGTCAGTCACGAGGCCAAGTTCCATCTAATACCATCAGTGCAATAGCACTGTAGTTAAGTAGATCAATAAAGGAATCACGCAACGATTCGTTCTCAGGTGTTGCACCGCTATCAATCAGGTGGTTGATGCGTGCAGTCTTGTCGTGCATACGCACACGTAAACCATTGAGTGGTCCACCAGGGGACAGACTAATGTTAGTAGGACCATAGTCCTTGTGCTTCTTGATGAGCAGGTTACCCGCTGCATCTAATACCTGCCAGACATCAGTCACAAACTTAACGTGCTGATGATCTATCTTGTCGGCAATGGCCTTATTAAGACTGTCTCCTGTGATAGATCGTGGCTTAGGATTTGGAAGCCCAAATGCTGCAAAGTTTGTAGCATCGTGACCCATTCGCTCTCGGTCATTGTCATACATCAAACGCCTCCAAATAATTTCAATGCCTCATCTTTACCGTGTGTAAGGTAGAAGTCATTGATGTCCATTGATGGTGGTAAGGATACTATACGTGAGTTCATTACCTCTTGTGACACACGACGAGAGAACTCTGCCCCAGGGTTGGTGCCATCCTCTTTGATGTCGTTGTCACCTACTATGTACACGGTGTCATAGCCTGTAAATAACTTATTAAAGTGTGGCTTCCAAGCCTGCACTCCTGGTACTCCCACCGCTGGTAGGTTCAAGATACCTGATACAACTACCGCATCTAACTCACCTTCACATACAACTACAACAGATGAATCAATGGTGATGTCAGCAACGTTATACAGGTGACCCTTCTGTCCTGTTGGTGCACCATACTTAGGCTTGCCATCATCTAGCCTGCGAAACTTTACTCCCACACACATACCAAGTGCCGTCAGATAGGGCACAGAAAGCCAGCCCGCGTGGGTTTCGTGACCATTGATGGGATCTGTTACAACACCCAACGAAAACTGTTGAGCAACATCTTCAGAGATTCCACGTCCTTCGAGGTAGGCCAGCGCCCTTTCGTCCAGGTTTTTGCTGTAATGTGTGACCGCTTCCAGCAGCGATTTCGATTGCTCTTTTGAGTGCATCCTTAAACTCCAAGTTCTCTATGATACCGACAACATTTACTGCGTTGCCACCCTTTCCACAGGTGTGACAAAAGAATAGGTTGTCATATGTATTGATGACAGCACTACGCCTTTTGTCTGGGTGGATGCAACATCTAACAGATGCGCTCCTACCTTCTCTTACTTCCCCACCATAGTGAAGAACGATTGCTCCTATGGGGATTGTGTTTGCATCAACGGGACCTTTGAACCCTCCCGCTTTACGTACCCTGGACCAGTCTTGTGCTGGCATACACACCCCTTGTCGTTGCACTTGTCGTGATACTTAGCAGCACGTTTGTAATGGGCTAGTGAATTTTCTACACCTGCATCCATACAGTTATTACAAATCATTAGAACTCCTTCAAATCTGTTACTGGTACACGCCATCCACCGATGGCTTCATCCCTGTACTGGGACTTTGCATACTCTTCAGGGTTGCACCAACCATAGACTTCAACCTGTGAGTAGTAATCTTCATCAAGAATCTTTGTACCTACTATGATCTTGCCGTTATCCTTATTCCAAAATGGAATTGAATCACGTGTACGTACCGTACGTACCTCAAAATTATTACCCACATCAGGCAACTTAGCCCGACGAGGATGTAGTTCATTAGGATACCACGGTACATTCCAAGCAGTATCAGTAAGAGATGCAACCGCCCACTCAGAGACGTTGGCTCGCACATTGGCAAGAAGTTCGTGCTCTAAGTAGCCGTTCTTCTTACCCTCTGCATAGTTAGGTCTATCTACTGACCCATACTTAGCAAGCCAACGCTCTGTAGCAAGCAGCGTACAAACTCTTACTTCATCCCTACTCAGGCGTACTATCATCTGCCTCTTCTTCAGTAGTTGATTCTTCAACCACTTCTTCTACTGGTACTAGTATCTCTGTCGTTGTTATTTCTCCACCTGGTACTGGCATTATTCGTTCTCCTTTATCCACTCTAAATGAATGGGTCCTTTTTCTATGTGTCGTTTGATTAGAGACTGTAAACCTTTTTCAGAACTCCCTATGACTGTGACACCGCAGTTACAAACCTTCGAGTAATGCGGTGGTGTCTGAAAGTAACCAGCCTGTTCGTTCATTGCTTCTCCTTAAGCCACTGCGTCAGGTCTTGGATTACCCAAGCCTGATCTATTGATGCGTTGCGACGCTTAACTACAACATATGACAGAGGGACTTCCCCGATACCTCGTGCCTTTGCGTAGTTAAGCGCCTCAACTTGTGCTTCTCTCCAGAACTCAGGCAGGGAAAGGGTCTGCCTGTTCTTGAGTTCAAGGATGTAGGTTTCTCCCGATATGATAACAACCATATCGCCCTCATCCTTTGCCCCAGCCTTAGTCAAACGTTCTGCCATAACTCCCGCATTGCGTAGCCATTTCATTACATCTGTCTCAAACTGAGAACCTTTACGTCCGTTCTTGTTAGCCATCAGACTCGCAAGTATGCTCTGCCTTGTGCATCTTGATCTCCAATCTGACAGGAAGCAAAGTTAACAAATAGTGTAGCCCATTGTGATGCATCCGCAGTGTGAGGACCGAAGCGATTCTTCACTGCAGCAACCCGCAACATCCCTTGTCCTGGGTCATAGCCTAATGTAAGTATCAGTGCTGGTAACTGACTGACCTTACCGTGGATAGCACGTCGTGGTGGTGGCATCATTGGAGATCCATACTCACTCTGCTCTGATACGTGATGGAGTACTAAGACGCAAGCCTCTGTCTTGCGTGCCATATCGTGCAACTCCATCATAATTGCACGTAGCCCTGCCCATTCATTGTCTGTTTCGGCAGCAACATTCATTAAGTTATCAATGATAATTAACTCAGGTGCTATGCCATAGAGTTCAACGTAGGCTTTGATTTCTAATTCAATGTCATCTAGTGATGGACTTGAATCAAAGACCCACTGTATGTGCGACATTTTAGATAAATGCTGTGCATAATAGTCAGGTTTGTAATCCATATTGGTTTCAACTGTTAACTGTGAGTGCCCTGAGATCTGCGCTGCAGATCGCATCAACACGGTAGCAGTATCAGTATCTGCGGAAAAGAAAAGTGTAGGAACCTTTGCCTTGATTGCATAGATAAGTGCAAACATACTCTTACCAGCATTAGGTGCAGCAGCAACCATACATACTTGCCCTCGTCTAAACTTGATGGACTGAGCAGATAGCCCTGCCCATACATCAGGCAATGGCACAGCCTTGATAGTGCTGGTACCTAGCGCCCTCTTTAGATCAAGCAACTTCCTCATCCCCTCCAAGATTTATTCTGCGAACTCTTCTTATCGCAAGGCGCTCACGTGGAGCAAGCCCACCCCATATACCGAACTGTTCTTTGTGGATTCCCCACTCAGCGCATTCGATCTTATGAGTACAACCCTTGCAGATTGATTTCGCATACTGACTTTCACTAAAACTTACTGTTCCCTCTTTGTCAGGGAACCAGAAGTCTCCACCTATCTGTGCACATAGCGGGTTCTCGTACTCACGAGGTTCCCGCATTTAATTATCGCAAGAAGATAGGGTCGCACTTATCTACTGCACCCTTTGGTGCAGAACACATCCACGCTTTCCACGGTCCACGTGCTGATGTTCCAGTACGGAAAGTCATATTGCCGTGCTTACAGGTAGGTGCCTGTCCTTCTGTAACTACTGGAGCAGGTGCTGCAACTGGTGTTGCATTAAATGACTGAGCGATTGCCTCTACGCTTGGGGACGGTTGTGTTGGAACGCCGCCAAGTTCTTTTCCCGTTGACTTAATAAGTGTTGCAACCATAGATAGATCTGTTAGACCTGTCTCTAGTTCTTTAACATCTGCTGCGTAAAGATTGATGAGTGTACCGTCGTGCAACTTGTAGTTGATCTGATACTTAGTTCCCTCTGTAGCCATTTACTTTCCTCCAGTTTGTTTGATTTGTAACCGCTGTGATTCACTACCAAACTTCCTAGGTACAAACCCAAGTAGTTTTTCTACCTCTTCACTGTCAATACTTTCACGACCCTTGACAGTTGTCCAACTGACTTCTACTCCACTAGGTGTCGTACCTAGCAGTCCTTCAAAAGAAGTCTTCAAGGAATCCTGGTGCTTTTCTAACTCTTTAATCTGCGCTGCTAATTGTAAGTACAGCAGTGCGTTCCTGTCAATATCAGCATCATCAATGACTACATCACTGACTGCCGTATGTTCTTTTTTTATACCAACGCATCCCATCTCACCTGATGCATCGTAGAACTTGCAATAGAACTTACAGTAACTACTATCTCGTTCTGGATCTGGTGCCTCTGTTGCTACCTTGATTGCCTCTAACCAGTTCAATGCTTGCAGTGCAACCGTCTCATCATAATCTTCTGTGTGTACCTTGATGTCTCGCTCATCACCATCACGAGCAATAGCAACTAGTGACACACGCTTTACATCGTGACCGTTCTTGGCCAGTAGATAACCGTATGTCTGTACCTGCCAACGCTGCTGTGTTGTTGGGAAGTACGAAAGGTTCTTCACCTTACTTGTCTTCCAGTCAATAACATCTCCAGTACCAGGTACGAAGCAGTCAATGTGCGCTTTCATTCCGTTGTACTCAACTGCAGTTTCAATCAGTACATCTGGGTTGTCTGCTAGTGCTCGTTCAATCTCTGCGTGAATAGCAGTACCCATAATCGCTGCTAACTTCATCTCGTTCTCATTGGTTTCAGGTTGATCGTTTAATCTGTACCAGACCTTACGACGACAACCACCTAACTCTGATGGTCCAATCTGTACTTGTGTAGATCGTGAACGCTTAGCATCACCTGCACGTAGTGCAGTGAGTAGTAGTTCTTTCGGATCAGTGTGCATTTTTACCCCTTACTATCATAATTGCAAGGAACAAAGCATTGCAATAACCATTATAGAAACTGTAATCTTCTGAGTCTTTATCTTTAGCAAGATCTAAGTATCGTTCTCTTACTTCTTCAATCTCTTGTGCAATTACTTCTCGCATTGCCATCGGATTAAACGAGTGTGTCAATCGTGCCGACTGCCAACCCATACGATGAAAATACTTTGCAGCATATTCATCCGTCATAGGTATCAGTTGTGCTTCCATTGCTACATCCTTTCCTGGACTACTAACTGTAAAGGCTTACCAGTATTAGAGTCAAGGACCGACGCGATCTCTACTGCCTTCCTAGCGTGTCGCTTGGCGTAGGCTAACTCCATATCAGGCTTGACAATTGAATACATATAACCAAGAGCAAACTGCCCACCACTACCAATAGCGTACGCTCCGACATTACTTTGGAAAAAAGAGAGATCACAAGCAATCCTAAAGACATTGCCGTTAAAAGCCACGAGATAATCAAAACCGCCATCTTTGTCCACCTTGTTGTAGTCGTAGTTGTTGTCTGTAAATGCTTGGTTGATACTGGGTATAACTTTCTTTCCCATAAATTGTGCTGGTTCTTCGCCACGATACAACGGTGGCTTCCAGTTGTACGACAGGATATCTCCTGGTCGTGTATCACCTGAGATACCAATGAGAAACTTACCAACCTCAACGATCTTAGGTGTACTGGTTGCTAACGTGACGAGATTATCTTCTGTGATCTGAGAATCTGCCACGAGTACTGCATAGTCAATACCCTCTATCGCTGCGATTGTTGTCATACTGACAATCATACTGGGTTAACGGCGTGTCGTCGCGTAGCGACACCTACTGGTTACTACAATATGAGCCGTGAGGCGAATAAAACAGGGTGCCCCAGAGGGGCACGGTTATACTGTACTGACTTTGCGGTTCCGTCTACCAAGGCTGCCGAAATTCAGGGCTAAACTACCAGATAAATTTGGTACAGACCTGCGTGGCCTAGGTCCAGTACACGTCTGTCCTTGTGGCTCACAAGTTTTTTCTATTATGGCATCCTTTGAAGATCACGAACTAGTCTGGTACTTCCTTGATGGTACCTGTGTTAACTGTGGCAACATCGTAACTGTCCCTTGTCCAGTAGACAAAGATGAAGCACAAACTCTCTGAGGTTAACGAAGAAGAACGCACAGGATTGTGCTCA